CGGCTCATTCATACCTTGTGAAGTATGTGGCACAAAGGCTACTGATATTCATCATATTGATTGTAGGGGTATGGGTGGCACGAAAAAAGAAGATACCATAGAGAACTTACAAGCATTATGCCGTATCTGTCACCTAAAATTTGGGGATAAGAAACAATGGAAAGAGTTTTTAAAAGAAACACATAAAAAAGTAATAGAATATCATAAATAACTATGGAACAAACACCAGTAGAATTCTTACAGTCATTCATGGAGCAAAATAGATACTTCATTGGCAATGATTTACTAATAGCATTCATAAAAGCTCAACAAATCCACGAGCACCAAGTTAAAACTGCCTACATTGAGAGTAATAGCTACCAATCTGCAGAGCAATACTTTAACGAAAAGTTTAATAGATAATTTAGAAACAAATAAGAGAAATGGCTAACGAACAGAATTTAAGACCGGCTAAAAAAGGAGAGGTAAGAAATCCTAATGGCAGACCAAGAAAGTTTGTATCAGCTTTAAAAGAGCAAGGGTACAAAATGAGCGAGGTAAACGATGCTATCCAGGTGCTTATGTCTATGACTCTTGAAGAGTTGGCAGATACCTTTAAAAATCCAAATGCAACGATATTAGAAAAGACAGTTGCAAACGCTTTAAAAAAATCACTTGAGAAAGGCAGCTTGTATTCTTTAGATACTTTAATGAGTAGGGTATATGGCAAACCTAAAGAAACTGTAAGCCAAGAGGTAACTATTAATACTGTGAATGTTAAGGTTGTAGAAAGTGCAGTGCCTTTAGCAAGTAGCGAAAATGAGATAAAATAGTCATAAAAAGGACTTAATAATGCAATTTTGCAACTTTAAAGACCAATTATTGTGAAAAAATCACAAAAACACAACATAATCTCGTAACAAATAATATATTAAAATTGTTACCAAAGATAGGGTAATTTTACCTTGAATAAATAATACAACATTAATTATCTTTGAATTATTAACAACTAAAAACAAATAAACTATGAAACAACAAACAGCAGTAGAGTTTTTGATAACTCAAATTAGTAAAGACACACTTGGTAAATCATTTATTGCAACTTGGAAGCAAGAATTTGAACAAGCCAAACAAATAGAGAAAGAACAAATAGTAGAAGCATTTTATAAAGGAGTTGACCAAGAGTCGGACACTCACGGAGCAATGAATTTAGATAGAATAGATGCAGATATGACACCAAAAGAAAAAGCACAAGAATTGTATCAAAAATTTAGCGACCAAATACCTGCGAATACTTGTGGAGATATAAGTGAATTTATTGTCGTTTATGAAAGAGTAACAAAAAAATGTGCATTAATATCAGTAGATGAGATAATAAAAAGCAGAAAAGAAGATAAATCTTTTAATGATTATTTGTCATCTACTGGTAGTGAATATTATACTCCACATCCTATGTATTTAACATATTGGAAAGAGGTAAAACAAGAACTTGAAAAACTTAAAAACTAACTATGGACAAACAACAAAGAGTATTTATATTAGACGATAGCTTTGTAACATTTACAGATGATTGGGCGAAAATAAACCAATATTTAAAAGAGGGTTGGTTAGTTGTAAATTTAAGTTCAAATAGCTCTAATCATATTATAGTAATTGAAAAGGATTTTACCTTAAAATAATGTTTACTACCGGAGTACTTTACAAAGCTAATTTAGATGCAAAAGAGGATATTGTAGTTAATCAAGGAGGGACTTCTTCTGGTAAAACCTACTCTATTCTCCAAGTGCTATTTACTTTTGCAGTAAGTCAGCCTAACTTGGTTATAACTGTAGCCGGTCAAGATATCCCTAACTTGAAAGCTGGTGCATTAAGAGATGCTATCACTATTTGGAGCTCAAGTGAAGAGCTAAAGCAATTAGTAAAGGAATATAACAAATCGGATAGGATATTTACCTTTCAATCTGGAAGCATAATAGAGTTTAAAAGCTATGATGATGCTCAAGATGCCAAGAATGGTAAAAGGGACTACTTGTTTATCAATGAGGCAAATGGTGTGCGTTATGATGTATTTAATGAGCTTTATATGCGTACTAAAGTCAAAACCTATATTGACTACAATCCAAACGAGGCTTTTTGGGTGCATGAGAAGTTATTAGGGCAACTAAATGTTAAGCTAATTATATCCGATTATAGACACAATCCATTTATAGATAAGAAGTTAGTAGAGAAAATTGAAAATCTTAAAGAGGTTGATCTTGAATTGTGGAAAGTATATGCACGAGGAATGACCGGCAAAATAGAGGGTTTAGTGTTTAGAAACTATACAAGGTGCAGCGAAATACCAATAGATGCAGCTTTAGTTGGTTATGGCTTGGACTTTGGGTTTACAAACGATCCTTCGGCTTGTGTTGGGGTTTGGAGATATAATGGGGAGCTTTATATTAAGGAGTTTGTTTATGAAAGGCAATTGACAAATCCAATGTTAGCAGATAAATTAAAAGAGCAAGGTATTACTTCGGTTATAGCAGATAGCTCCGAGCCAAAATCTATTCAAGAGTTATTTAACTGTGGTATCAATGCAAGTGGTGTTAAGAAAGGAGCTGACTCGGTAAGAGCTGGTTTAAACTTACTCAAGGGCTATAAAATGAATATTACAAACGATAGTACTAATCTATTAAGAGAGTTAGCAAGTTACAAGTGGAAGCAAAAGAATGGCGAAATGCTAAATGAAGTTATAGGAATGAATGACCACGCAATTGATGCTTTAAGATATGTGGCACTTACTTACCTACAAGGTGGGTTTGGGCAATACTCCTTTTCGTAAGGTACTTTCTATTTTTTACCTATTTAAAATAAACTACAACAATTAATTTATGAGCAAATCTTGGCAAGATGTGAGCGTTTATCAGTTTCAACAATTGGAACAACTTAAAACAGATGACAACTTTGAGGCTATCGTTAAGGTAGTAGCAATTCTATACAACTTGACTGAAAAGCAAGTAGATGCTATGCCTATGAATGAATTTAACAAAAAGTGCAAGGAGATTGAATTTATCTACAAAGAACAACTACCGAGCAAAACTTGTAAGTATATCAAAGCAAATGGCAATGTTTATCGTTTCATTCCAGATATAAGAGAAATAAGAGTAGGTGGAACTGGTAGATATATAACAACTAAATACTTCCAAAGGGATGTAGTACAGAATTTACATAGGATTGCAGCTTCAATGGTAATGCCACAAAAAAAAAGTTGGTTTGGGTATAGAGATTTAAAATATCAAGACCAAGACCACGATATATATGCAGAAGATTTGTTGAGTGCATCAATCGTAGAGGTTTACGGAATGGTGGTTTTTTTTTGCAAAGTATATCTAAGCTGGATGGACAATTCAAAGGATTATTTGGAGAGCCTATTGAAAGCAGCGAAGATGAGCCAATCCGAGTCAGAGAAAGTGGTAAACGATTTATGGACACTTATGGCTGGATCTATCAAGCAGCAATTGTTGCCGAACATGAAAGAGTAAAGTTAGATGAGGTATACGATATGCCGGTACTTCAATTCTTAAATGATTTAGCATATTTGAAAGCAAAACAAGATTACGAGCAACAACAGATTAAAAACTTGAAATGATTTATACAATAGGAGATAATAAACAAGATTTTACCACAACCGGAAGAATGGATGTGGTAGAGGATTTGTTAGCTACCTATGCAAAGAAGTTTATTGAAGCAGCACAAAGGAATTTAAGGGCAAAGCAGAAGATTGATACCGGTGCTTTAATGGATATGACCTTTGATGTAACTTATATGGGTAAAAGCTATATGGTTACAATTGGCTATCCTAAAGACAGTAAAGCTGCAGAGTATTGGGACTTTGTCAATCAAGGTGTTGCTGGAGTCGGCAAAACTTTAAGTGGAAGTCCTTATAAATTCAAAACTAAAGGAGCATCTAAAAAAATGATAGATGCAATGCAAGGTTGGATTACAAGGCATAATATTAGACCAAGCGACAAATACACAATATCTGGTTTAGAAAAGAAAAGAAAATCAATAAGAAGTACAGTAAGCCAAACAACCAAGTTAAGAAGTTTAGCTACTGCATTTGCAAGAAGTATAAAAAAGAAAGGTATTCAACCAACAAACTATTTTGACAATGCTTTAAAACTATTTAATTCAGCAGAGTTCCAAAAGGACTTGTCGGAAGCAGTAGGGTTTGAAGTACAAGTAGCAATTAAAAATTCATGGGAAAATAATAAATAATGGGTTTAGCAATTTTACAAGGCAATTATGCCAGAAATCAAATGAGGTCTTTATGTAGACCAGTCATTCACGCATTCGGAGAAAATCAAGTGGTATCTTTACCTTATGCCTATAATCGTTACATATTTGATGTATATATTAACGGAGTAATGGTTTTGAGAGAATACAAAGCCATAACTTTTGGCACAACTGTATTTGCTTATCTTGATGTAGCTCCTATAATAAAGAACTATATTCAAGCTAATATAAGCTCAATGTACTTTCCATATATAGAATACCAGGTTAAATATGGAACAGAAAGTACTTCTGGAGTAATTACTACTAATGTGGTTACCGAAACAAGTTTTGCATGGTATGGTTATCCGGCATTCTTAAATGATAATTTGATAGCTGATTTAGGTGGCACTTACTACGATGGTATGTATTTTTCTACAAACAGAAGAAGAATATTGCAATTATATGGTAATTATAAAACTTACATTCCTATTTTTAAATCTCAATTCTATGCTACAGATATAATTGAATGGGTTTATAATGGAACAACTTATCAAAGATTGGACTCAACCGGAGTGGGTGTATATAATATTGCAATAACTGGAGCAGATTTAAACTTGGCTCAAGATGTGCATTTGTTAGAGCAATTTGTAATAAGTGGAGATCCTATTGTAAATATGCCTAACTCTACTGTTCAAATACAAACTAATTGCACAAAGAACAATCCGGTTATGCTTCACTTCCTAAATGCAATGGGTGGTTTTGAGAGCTTCTTATTCTCTGGGGTTAATCGTGTAAATACAAACATAGAAAGACAATCTATAAATAAATTAGGCTTAATTACTACCTATACTTCAAGTGGTATAGATAGAGATGTAAGTTTAGATAGAGTAGCAAATGGGTATTTAGGCGAAGTTAAAACTAACTATTCTAATACAATGACTCATAAAATTAAATTAGTAAGCGACTATGTTAGCGAAACTGATTTCTTATGGTTAAGAGAATTGTTGGCTTCTCCTCAAGTATATGCTCAAATAGACAATAATGCTTTAATGATACCGGTAACAATAGAAACAAGCGACTGGGCAGAAAAGAAAAGAGGAGCAGATAAGATATTCAATTTAGAGATAGACATTCTATTAGGCACACAATCCACACAATTACGATAATGAGAACACAAATATTTG